TACTTGTTAATCAACTTGTTCATAACTGGTAAATACTGTTTGATAATCTTTGTTTTAATACCAGTGTCTTTCAATAATGAAGCGGCATACTCATGGTAATGTTTGTCCATTGAAAGTTTCTCGGCGAGTGCTGTTGATTCTTGGAGTTCGAGATTCAAAGTTTTTAACTTCTCATCATCATTTTCATTTGAACTGGTACGAGATTTAAGTTCTTCAATCTCTTTCAATAGTTTGGCATTGAATGCATTGATGCTTGTTACCTGAGTATTCAGTTTGATAACTTCAGAATTGTGTGCTGTAATGTGTTTCTGGATGTTATCAATTTCATCTAAACGTTTACATACGTTTACAATTTCTTCTTCCAACTTTGTAGTTGCGGTACCAATCTCTGTGATTTTGAGTTGCTTCTCTGTCACATGTTTATCTTTGGTTTCTTCCGCAATGGTTTGCTGGCAAGTTGGACAATTATCATTGTTCTCATAGAACGAAATCTCTTTGTTCAACTTCTTAACCGAATCACCAAACTTAGATTGTAGTGTCAACAGTTTGGTGTTTCTGGAAGCTACAGCAGACTTGTCGGCAATCTGGTCAGACAACTGTTGGTTATGCTTTTGAATCAAAGCAATATCTTTTGCAACCTTTTTCAAGTATGCATCGTTGTCCGTAATCTCTTTAGACTTCTTATCGATTTCAACAAGGTGATTCTTTTTGTGTTCTTCGATGTTCTGTTTCTGTAGTGTAATCTTTTCGTTGATTAACTTTGTATTGTATTCAACCGTTTTCTGTTCATCTTTAATTGTTGAGATTCGATTCTTCACAATAGTATTCATTGACGAGAAAATCTGAATGTCAAGCAGGTCTTCAATAATCGACCTACGGTCCGCAGGTGATAACTGCATGAACGGAACAAACGAGGCTGAACCAAGAATAACAACTTGAGTGAAAGATTTATAGTTCAGTTTAAGAATAAACTTCTCAAGGTGTTCTTGGTAATCTTTTACCTTTGCATCCTGATTCACTAGAATTGAATCACAATAAATCTCAAAGACGTTTGGTTTAATACCACGAATAATCTTGTATTGTTTCTTACCAATAGAAAACTCAATCTCAACCACGGTGTTTGCGTTGTTAATTGAGTTTACAAGTTGTGGCTTGTTAATCTTACGGAATGGTTTACCGAAAAGACCAAACGTAAGTGCATCCAGAATGGATGATTTACCTGCACCATTGTGTCCAACAATCAGTGTGTTTGTTGAACGAGTCAGGTCGATTTCAGTGAAAGAATTACCCGTTGAAAGAAAATTCTTCCATCGGCATTTAGAAAAAATAATCATTATTTAAATTTTGGACCAACTGCCCATACTGAGATAGATTGTCTGTTTCCGGAAAGGATTGGTGCTACTCTGTGTAACATGAAGGAAGGGAAAAGAAGAACTGAGCCTTTTCGGAGATTTGTTTCCCAAGGGAACTGTTCAGAGAAGTGATTGATTTGAAAATTACCACCTTCAAAATCAACACCTGGTTCATTCAATAATAAAATTACCGACAGTTTACGGAGATGTTCAAACAACAGGTGGTTAACAACACTCTTAGCGTGTAAAGCAGTTAAAGGTAAGTCCATATGAAATTCATGCTTATCACCAACTTCATACTTTGCATATTGCAGGTAATTATATCCATACAAATCAAAGTTAAAATGTCGGTCATTATAATAAGCAATTAAATTATTAAACTTGTCCCACATCCATTGCATTTCTTGATTAGGTTCACTCATAAAAGCAATGCTTGTTCTACGCTGTTCCGGTAAGCCATGATTTACGGCATATTCTGGACCACGAAACAGCTGGTAGTTTGATTGAAAGTAATGCGAAATATAATCACATTCACCTGGAGAAAACGTTGCTGTATCCACAATATAATTGGGAATAAAGAACATCTTTTCTGCCACTTCATTGTTTAACATAATTGTTGGTGAACTCATGTTGTTTCCTCATTCAATGCTTCAATATACAATTCTCTGAGCAAAGACTTTATTCTATCTTTTTCTAGATCAGTTGTCAAGTTATCAACATACTTATTTAAAATTGTTGTGGTATCTTCTGCCTGATCCACATCATCATCTGCAAGGTCTTCCGTCTCGGTGAAGTCTTCCGCAATTGTAATATCAATTGGTCCAACTTGGTAAATATTATTAATAAAGGTATCAAACAAATATGGATTTGTTTTGTTTACCACAACCACTTTAACATATGTCGTCTTTAGGTGTGATAAGTCCATCGAGGTAATGTCTTTGATCTCTACATCTTTGTCATCATAAACAACCTTCAGAAACATACGATTTGGATTCTGTACGAACTCAAGTTCATGTGTCTTGAGGTCAAAGATATGGAAGCCACGTGGATCATCATAGTCTTGCCATGTCAGTTCATATGGATTACCAAGATAGTGAATGTTCTTCTTGCTTGATTTGTGGTGATAATGACCAGAGAAGACCATATCAAACTTGTCAAACATCTTTGGTTCTAAACCATCATGTGATGGTGCTCCACGATACATCTGGAAGCCTTCAATCTCAAAGTGTCCCATACAGATTGTTGCATCGGTATTTTTGAGTGTCTCCATTGAATCGGTATAATTCTCTGGACAAATCCACGGCATCATGCAAACGGATGTACCATCAATCTGAATTGTTCTTGGATGTCCAATCACATGGATGTTTTCATATTCTTCCAGAACAAGTCTTGGTGAATTAACATCGTTTGTGTTCTTGTAATATGTGTCGTGATTACCCACCAACATATGCACTTTGATATCACGTGCGGCCAACTTACCAAAGAACATCTTCTTGGCACGTTGGAGGGAATAGAAGTTTACATACTTACGTCTATCAAACGTGTCGCCAAGAATAAGAACAGTAGTGATTCCGGCAGCATCAATAGCAGGAAAAAATGTTTCGTCATAAAATTTTTCATAGAAATCCAAAAAGTGTAATGAGTCATTTCTAGCACCGAAGTGTTGGTCAGTTATTATTGCTACTTTCAATTCGTTTCCTTAATTCAGTACTACTATACGTGTGTGTACGGGAATTATAATAATACTCTTTATCAAGATGTTTACCCGTAAAAGGCTTAAATTTATATTCCTCTCCGAGTATTCTAACATCATAATTAACTGTTGTCAAGAGGTTTAAAAGGTCTTCTTCCGTGGAATATGGTATAATTTCATCAACATAACGGCAACCTTTGAGTTGTGTGTACCGTTCAAAAACGGATTGTACCGGTTTATTTTTCTCCGGTCTGTCGATTGTTGGATCGGTCTGTAGTGCAACAATTAGGTAGTCACAATGTTGCTTTGCTTCTTCAAGCATTAGTATGTGACCAGCATGTAACAAATCAAAACAAGAGCATGTCAATCCAATTTTCATATTAATCTTCCAGAAACTTTTCGATACCCTTTTCTTTTTTGATTGCCTTTTTTCTCTTTTTAGTTTCTTCAAAGGTTTCAATAAAGTCGGAAATGTTATCATACAACTCAAATGGTTTAGCTGGCATATCATCATATCCCATTAGTTCATTTTCATCTAGTAGACCAAACTGTTCTGTAGATTTGTACTTAACGTAGAGTTGTTTCTTTTCTTTTTGAATACGTCTGAGGAACGCAAAGTAAATGATTTGTGTAAAGTAAGCAAAAGCATTTGATGATTTTGTGGTATCAAAGTTCTCAAAGTACATCAGACAGTTTTCAATACCATCACCGACCATCTCATCACGGTAAGAATAGTTAATGAAGTTTGGTTTGTGTGAGAGCCCCTCGGCAATCTTCATAAAGCATTCACCAATGTAATTTGGAATTCTTGGCTTCGGTTTACCCTCTTGTTTAGCAACTGCTACCGCTGTTTGGTAGTCTACGAGTGCTTTACAGAAGTCTGCATTGTTGATGTAATGCTTCTTTGGTTTTGGTGTTGGTATGGTATTTAAATCGTTCATAATAATGTTTACCTTAAAAATTGCTTGACATTTGCTTGCCAAAGGCGCACACTCCGATATGTACCCTCTGCATGTTTATATTAATGTATTAGTTCTGATATATCAGGTCCTACCGATTCAAGCATCATTAACATTTCTTCTCTAGAGAGAGATTTTTCTTCTTCGTCAGAAGAAGATGTGTTGAATTGAAGGACCTGTTTCATAGTGCTAACAGCGTTTTCATAATACTCAGAGAAGTCAGAAGTTGGTTCGAGCATGGTTACGATTTCACTTTCAGTGATAAATGCCTCATTGTGACGAATCAATGGAACGGGTAACCAAT